CTAAGGCATGGAAAGAAAATGACATTACACAAGGATTGCCATATAAGGTAATTGTAAGTAATGAAATGGGTAAGGAGTTTACTATTTTCGAGGGATTTATTAACCTTTGGTCTGCAAAAGTAAACGAGGCAAACAAGCTAATTGAGGCACAAGCACAAGAAACAAGGGGGTTAAGTTGGTTAGCAGAAAATGGAGATGGGGTTAATTTCGAGTTTCTTTATTCGCAGGGATTTATCACCGATGATGATTTTGTTGATGTGCCTTATGTGATTAATCGAGTGGGGCGAAATTCTGAAACATTCCTTACTTTATTGAGTGGTTTTGTCATAACAATGGAATTAAGGAAGCTAATCATTTACGAATTACCTGCTATTTCTTCAAGGGTGGCAGGTGTTACAACTACTATCCCTGCAATCGTTGAACTAATTGGATTTATTGTTTATTTAACATTGCTATTTCTTAGCCTAATTGCTATTGTTTTAGAGTTATTCGACTTGATAATTAATCCGACAAAGTACCATAAAGGAATGAAGGTTTTGAACCATTTGAACGCAATATGTAACTATTTTGGCTTTACTCTATCAAGTTCAATACTGCAATCTGATGTTTGGAGAAAAGCCGTCATATTACCTGAAAAATATACTATTTATCAAAGCCCTGCAAGAAGGTTTTTAGGCAGAATTAAAACAACAGAAGGAACAGAAAACGGATATTATAGAGGAACGGTGGGAGAGTTTTTGGAAGCAATTAGAACAATGTTTTATGCTAAAATAAACATCATTGATAATGTTCTTTACATTGAGAAAGACGATTTCAGAATTGGTACACCTGCCTTTAAAATACCCGACTTAGGAGGCGAATATCAAACTTATACATATAATATAGATGACTTTTACTCTTCATTTATTTTGGAATTTGTGAACGATTCCGATGATAGAAATACTATTTTGAACTTCAAAGGCACATCGGTGCAAGTAAATACTAAGCCGTCAGCAATATTTGACCAGCGAAATAATTTAGCGCGAAGATTAGACCGAGTTACAATACCCTTTGCATTGGGAAAAAGAAAAGCCAAATTAAACTTTGTTGAGAAAGTTGCAAATACATTTCTGAAAGTTGTTCAAGAAATAGTTAATGGAATTATTGCATTGCTGAACGGTTTGATTATAGCCATTAATTCGCTTAGAAGTGCTTTAAAAAGCATTGTAAAGGCGCTTCGATTTATTGGCTTAAATGTGAATTATAACCCACAACCGATTCCACCAATTCCGAAAGTTCAATTTAATATAATTGAGAATAGAAAGAATTACTTAGTTATGGAAAACGATTTTGTTTACACGCCTAAAATCTTACTCCTAAATGATGATGGTAAATTAGCCCCCGAAAATGACACCCATTTGAACGCAAAATATTTATATGAGAATTTCCACTATTTAAGAAATTTTGTTGATGGAAATAATCAATGGCTAACTTATGATTTGCCACCTATTCAAATTGGGTATGAAGAAATGGCAGCATTACGATTAACTAATTACGCTGAAAATGCACAAGGTCAAGAAGTAGAAATATTAAACATGAAACTAAGCCCTGCACTTCAAGTATTAGAAGGTCAGTATCGAGTTAGGCAAACTTATGCCAATAATTTGAGTGTTGAAATTATTGAGCCTGAATAACATTATTTAATTAAATTTGCCACCATGCAAGACCATATCAAAAAGAGCCTTACTGACAGCATTAATAACATTTCGCAAGGAGTTGAGGGCTTGTCAATGTTTGTCGATGCGTTTAAAAAAGGACTTACACCAGAACAACAAAAAGAAGTTGACGAAAAGCTGAAAGAGGCTAAATTTGATAAGCATTTGGCAAAAGCAAAAAGAGAATTTCAGAAAGCAAAAACACATATAAATAATGCTTAGAGTTCAATCCATATCATTTACTAATTTAAGCCGAAAAACGGCAAAGCAAACATCACAAGAGTTGGTTGGTGTTGTTGGCGACCAAATACGCGCAAACATTACCTTCAATTGGAATAGCGTATTTTGGGGAACCGGATTTAATGAGGTGGAATTTACGCCCGACCCCAAAGATATAGGACTTGCAGCAGGCACCTCAACTATTGGATACGTTTATTCAACTGATTCAATATTTACATCTGAAAATTGGAAGGTAGGCGATTATATTGGTGTGTTTACGGCAGCAACTATAAACCCAATTGCGTTTTTCTTAATTACTCAAATAATTAGCCCTGAAATATTAGTTTTTGATGTAAATGGCTCAACTGCTTTTAACTCTAACTTCACTTTAGGTGCAAATGATTTTGTAGGTTGCGCGCCTCTATTTGATAATCTTGTTTTTGATTATTCGATAAATAATAACTTTGACTCTTTCAACTTAAATGACATTGGAAACGGTCAGCATAGAGCTTTTGAGGCTACATTATCAACTATTAACTATAATGACAATTCAAAAGGGATTAATAGAATACCGAGCGCATTTTCAGTCAATCAGATTTTAAGAACTGGAAATGATTTAGATTTTACATTTACAATTCAACATACATTTATACTTTATCCGTTCCATTTAGCAGGCGAAGAAGCCCCGGAAAGCGTGGATAGATTCGAGGGATTAAATTGCCTGTCATATTATTTTCAAGCAAATATCAAAAAACATGATATGCAAAATGATAGAATTATTTTAAGCACTTCTCAAAATGGTAATACTGGAGGCATAAATCAAACTATCAATTCAGGAATAGACAAAGTAACTGCCTATGATTTAGCAATAGTTGATAGTAACTCAAATCCTGTTACTAATATACTTTACCCTGACACATATATTGCAACATTTAAGCTAAACTATGGAGGCTTAACGCCTGATGAAGCAGACACTGCAAAAGCATGGGGTTATATTGAGCAAGAAATAATCGATAATGATAAAACATTTAGACAGTTCTATCAATTTGATTCTTCAACAAGAACTAACGTAAACTTTTTAACGGGTGCAGCTTCGAGTAATGATTTCACGGATTATATTCTTGTCAATACAGTTAGAGCGCAAACAATTTCAGGCGATACCGTTATTACAATTACGTTTAAGGTAATGGAAAGCACACCATTAGGCAACTTTGTTTTATGCTTAAATCATGAGCCTGATACGTTAAATAATACGCGTAAAAACATCTTTATATTTTCGCTACCAATTAGCCCAACTCCACCCGATTTAGGAGTTACTTTTGATTCAACTCGATTTGTAAAAGACACTGGAACTATTGACAGAATTTCGCCAAATATGGAGCTTTTGGCAATTAATAGATTCTTTGTAAAAGTTGACCCTTTAACAGATGTTAGAATAGACAGAATTAGACTTAAATTCATTGCTAAAACTGTTAGTGATGGATTTATAAACACACTTGAACAAACAGATATAAACACACTTGGCGCGAAAGTTTTAGACGGCATATTCCAAAACCTTGTTTATACTATTGCAAAATCATATCCACGTGAAGCAAGCGACTTGTATAAAAATATTACAGTTAACAGAAATAGCGATTTTGATACAAGCGAATTGAGATGCTTTGAAGTGCAAACACCTTATATTTTTAGATATGAAGATTGGAGGCAGTTTATTGCTATTAATGGCGAAATATTGACAAGTTCAGCTTTTGACCATACAAAAGAGTTTAACGGATTCCAACAAGTTTGGCAACGATTTAGCACTTATTTTGACCATTTAATTGAACTTACTTGCTCATTGGATGGCGTTCAATATTTACTTTCAAATGATATTGATGAGGAACTTGAATTTGAAGACTACGACACAGGAACTATTACCGTAACAAATGACACCCAAAACGGCTTATTCGTTGATTTCGCAGACAATGTGGTTACTGCAACAAAAACGGATGCTTCATTTGAGGATTATTCAGAGCTTGATGCAAGGGGTATATTGTGGGCTAATCTTTACAGAAACGGAGGGATTGAAACAAATGCAAGGGTTAGCAGTTTGAGAAGCCACGACCCTTATAGATTATGGAAGTCTGATAATGTGGAAATAACTAAAACCAATGCAACTACTTTTCAATTAAGGGCTACTTTAAACGGAAAACGAATAAAAGAAGGTGCGAATAAATTAAGCATTTGGAGTGATTTATCTTTTGTTGAGCCCCCCAACGGTTTTTTCATATTTGAAGTAAAAACAGATAATGCAGGGACAAGCGCAAGTGATAGTTTTAGTTTGCCTTTAGTTCCTACCGGTACTTATTCTTTTGATGTAGATTGGGGCGATAATTCTGTAAGCACTATAACTGCATGGAATGATGCCGCGAAAACACACCAATACGCAAGCGCAGGTACTTACACAATTACTATTATAGGCGTGCTTAGTGGTTGGGCTTTCAATAACGGTGGCGACCGATTAAAACTACTTTCAATAACTCGATGGGGTTGCTTTGAAAGTGGCAACACTATTGGCACATTTAGAGGGTGTAAGAACTTAGATTTAACTACAATAGACGATGTGCCATATTTAGGAAATACAACTACATTGTCTTTCTTTTTCGCAGAATGCACATCTCTAACAACTATTGACAAAATAAACGATTGGGATGTAAGTAATATCACAAACATGAATGCAATGTTCTTTGCTGCAACATCATTTAATGATGATATGAATGATTGGGATGTAAGTAATGTGACAAACATGCGAAGTCTGTTCGATTATGCAACATCATTTAATGGCAATATAACAAGTTGGCAAACAACATCAGCTACTAATATGTCCTTTATGTTTTATAACTGCACAGTATTTAATCAAGACATTTCAGGATTTGACACTTCAAATGTTACTGACTTTGATTCAATGTTTACATTTGCCGGTGCATTTAATCAAGATATAGGAGTATGGGATATGTCACACGCGCAAAATATAAATTCAATGTTTCAATTTTGTACTGCATTTAACAAAGACATAAGCAGTTGGAATGTTTCAGATGTTACTTCTGCATTAAACTTTATGGGAGGGAAAACAACGTCTGATTATAGCCACTTGGATGCAATTTACAATACTTGGAGTACTTTAAGTTTACAAAGTGCGGTTACTTGTAGTTTTGGAACAATAGAATACACCGCAGCAGCGGTTACAGGACGGACTAATTTAGTTTCACAAGGATGGATACTTTCGGACGGAGGGTTAATATAATATTATGATTTGGACAGAAGATTTTGACATTTTACGAGGCAATCCAATTGTAACACCTACATACAATTTATTTAGGTCAAATAATGATTGTAGCTTTAAAATAAAGGTATTTGCAGACCTTTCAGACCCCACAAATGAGTTGACTAATGACTTTAGTTCGTTTATTACTTTCTATGCAAGTGTAGTAAGTTCTGCAAGCGTAGTATTGTTTAGAAATGGCATTGAAGTACCGTATGCAGGATTAGGCACTTTGTACGATTTGGGTTTCTTTGCTAATAAATTCAATCAGAAGCCTATGGGATTCAGATTTGATTGGAATGCTATTTTAGATGCACATGGTGCAGGTTGTTATCAACTAAGATTTAGAGGCATGATTGGAAGCGTAGAAGTTGACCGATATTCATTTAAATACGAATTACTACCATTTGATGAAGATGCAGCTGACGAAACCGTTAGGGTTCAATATTTTCTAAATGGTGAACTTGGCGACCCTGAAAGTGAACTTAATAGGCGCGACTTTCAAAAAATCAATTGGGAAAATCAGATACGTATTCCAAATTCAATATTTGGAAAAGATAATTCCGATGCTGAAAATGAATCAGTTCGTTATCAAACCGGCATTAAAATACCTACTCAGCACATAAGACGAACTCGTTACATTTGGAATATTGGTTTTATTTGGCAAAAGCTACACAGGTTCATTCAGTTCGATATTCTAATGGGCGAAAACATTACTATGACTGATTATAATCTGATTAATCCAACAAGGCACACCAATACTCCCGTAATCAATGCAGGTGAATACAAACCTAATTACAACGACTTATCAGAGCTTGCAGATGTTGATGTCGAACTTGAATCAGCGTATGATAATCATTATAAGTTCAAAAATTGATTATATTTGCATTATGAAACACATATTAATTGGACTAATCGGATTAACTCTGTTGGCTACTTCTTGCAAGAAAGAAAAGAAAGGAAAAGGCAATCAACAAGCGCAAACAAATGAGATTGTAGGAACTTGGTATGAAGATTCGAGCCATACTGGATTACATGGCAAAAACTACCCCACTGGAACTGAATGTATAAACCAAAATACACATTCAAAGCTAATCATATCAAATGACACTTTACATCATGTTAGATGTATCATAGGCACTCCAATTGAAACAAAAGTAAAATACACTTTGAAAGGCAATTACATTCATTATTTTGATGATTCTTCATATTACGAAAAGCCTACAAAATCACAATTGAAGGTTTATGATTATTTTGAGACAGATACTTTGATAACTTGGTTTAGTAAGTAATATGGCAGCACCTGATAATAATACTAATGCTGAAAAGTGGACTTTAGAAGAAGCAGAAAAATTCTTTAATGAGGCTTATGAATTATCTAAGGACAAAGACTATGATTTTATTGGCGAAATAGCTAAAGAATTAAATCAGTACCATCATTTGTTTACCTACTTATCTGACAAGTTTCCTACTTTAAAAACAACATTTGAAAGGATAAAAAGCAACTGCGAAGCCAATTGTTTTTACAACGGTAAAAAGCAAAACATTGTACCAAGTCTTGCTATAATGAATTTAAAGTCCAATCATGGTTGGACAGACCGATTAGACACAACCACAAAAGACAAAGAAATAAGTTCAAGACCTATTATAAACTTCACGAATGGAAATAACACTAAACGAGAAGATTCAAGAACTTTGGACAACGAATAAAAGATATATTCTTATTACTGGAGGACGTGGAAGTTCTAAATCTTTCAGCGTTACTATTTACCTTAACGACCAATCTTATAACGAACATTTTAAAGCGTTATTCACACGTTATACAATGAAGTCTGCTCATGACTCAATCATACCCGAACAAAAGGAAAAGATTGAGTTATTAGGGCAAGAGAAAGACTTTCATATTACAAAAGAGGACATTATTAATAAGGTTACAGAAAATCAAATAATGTTTCGAGGCATTAAAACAAGTTCAGGCGACCAAACCGCAAACCTTAAATCACTTGAAGGAGTTACTCATTTTGTAGTTGATGAAGCTGAAGAGTTTAAAGATGAGGAAACATTTGATACGATTAATCTATCTGTTAGAACTAAAAAAGCAGAAAACAAAGTAATAATAATTTTAAACCCATGCGATACTAATCATTGGATTTACAAGCGTTGGCTAAAATCTACCCACAGAATTATTAACATAGATGGCTATGATGTACCTATAAGCACTCACCCTGATGTATGTCATTTACACCTTACATATTTAGACAACTCCGAAAACCTTTCAGAATCCTTTTTGAAGGAAATGGAGCAAATGAAAATAGATGCACCTGCATACTATGGACATAAGGCAATAGGTCAATGGTTAGACCATGCAGAGGGAGCAATAATCAAGAACTATAAACAATTCAATCTATCAGAGTTGAAAGATTTACAACCGGATAAAATAGGTTATATTGATGTTGCAGACGAAGGAACTGATTATACGTGCTATGTTATAGCTGCAATACAAGGGCGCAAATTAATGATTGTTGATGTTGTTTATAGTCAATTAAATACAGATGTTACGTTGCCTTTGTGTGTTGCTTTAAATGCCAAACATAAGCCTAAATATGTACAATGCGAGGCTAATAGTATGGGTGCAATGTTTGGCAGAACTTTAAGAAGTCAAATAGAAACATCAACAGATTTAACCCTAATCAGTTCAACACAAAACAAGCACACTCGTATAATTATGGAGGGTATGTTTATTAGTGAATATTGCTATTTTTTAAAGCAAGAAGATAGAAGCGGGGAGTATCAAAACTGGATAGATAATGTTTTAAACTATGACAAAGACCCGAAACTAAATAAACATGATGACGGAATAGATGCGCTTGCAGGACTTTCTAAAATGGCAAGGAGTTACTTTTCAGATGTGTTTAATTAACTGATAGTTATTATTAATCTATCTATAATTGGCTTAGCTTCTGCAATGGTCATTAGTCCGTTAGCAACCGCATTGTTTAATGCACTAATAGCCCTTTCAATAGCAGCTACACCGCTTAATTTACTTTCTTGTAGTATCTCTAAATGTTCATAACTGAATCTTGTCCTTTCATTAGGTTTTAATATGCCTAATTCAATGAATTTCTTAGTTTCATTTTGTGAAACCATATCAGCAAATGGAATTATTGAATCCTGATAGGTGTGAACTAACCCACTTTTTAAATTCTCAAAGGTTGTATTTGTTAAAAAAAGGTTTGGATTTATTCCATACATATGAGCTGCTACAACTATTCCATGTTCTATCGTCTCAAACAACATCATTTCTTTAACTGGATATGATGTGTTTTTAAAATCAGCATCACCGTTTAAAACTGCAAAAGGTATCTGACCGTCACCATGCCCATAGTCTTGTGAATATTGTTTGTTTAATTTG